AAGCCTGATTTTACAGGCTTTTTGTTCGGTTGATTCCTGACAAGTCAGGTATTGAAAGGCGGTAGACGGATTTGAAACCATTGGTATATCAACGGTTTATAGATGTTTGCCCACCATTTGCCCACTAATTAATGAATTTCTGACAAAATATTTCTAACTTCTGAATGATGTTTTTCTTTCATTTTTTCAAACTGGTGGGCATAAACCTTGAGTGTTACTAATATTGATTTGTGTCCCAACAGTTTTGAGATACTGGCAACTGGTACCTCCTTAAAAATGAGATAGGAGGCGTATGTGTGTCTTAAAGTATGTGGGTGGACTTCTCTCTTGACCATTCTTTTTAAAGCCGTGTTAGTGGCTCTATTTGATGCTCCAAAAAGAACACGACCTTGTTTATTTTCTCGCCAATAGTTTTTCTTATAATTCTTCAAAACTTTTGCTACATTATCATTAAAGGGGATTTCTCTAATAGATTGTTCGTTCTTAGTTTCTGAAAAATCTTCTGTGTCGGAATAGTCCCATGTGTTTTCAACTCTGAAAACTTGTTTTTTAAAATCTATGTCATTCCAAGTTAGCCCCATAGCTTCAGCGAATCTCATTCCACTAATAGCCAGAATATAGAGAGTCATATGTGAAATATATTGTGGATTTTCTTGAGTCTTTGAAATGACATAGAAATACTCATCTTCTTCAAGATAGCTTTCAGTTTCTGGCTTTTTTTCTTTTTGTGATTTAACAACCGCTCCTTCTGTGAAATTCGATGGGATAAGTTGATCGCGAACAGCAATTTTAACAGCTGATTTTATATGGTAGTGCGTCCGTTCAATCGTATCTTGAGCATATTTTGAACCAAATTTATTTAAAAACTCTTGATATCTGACTGGTGTCATGTCTTTAAGTTTGATTTGCCCAAAATACTTAATGATGTGATTTTTTGTTTGTTTGTAAGAGTTCCAAGTTTTTTTCTTGATGTAAGGCTTTTTATAAAGTTGTGCCCACGCCTTATAATAATCAAGCATGGTGACTTCATTATTAGACATTGGCGAATTACGCAACTCAACTTCTCTTTTTTGCCCTGCAGCCCTCGCTTGTGCCTTCGTCTTAAAGCCACCACATGAAGCTTCATGTCTTTCTCCTAAGCTATCATGATAGACGACACGGTATTCAAAGTATTTTCCTCTTTTTCTAATTGATGCCATATTGTATTTTTACCTCACTTTTTGGTAAAATGGGTATAGTAAAGAGACCTGCTGTAATACGGGTTTATTACTATCCAGAGTAAGTCCATCATTCAAATTTTGGTCGGGGAGAGTGGTGGTTTTTTTGTTATTCAGTTACCAATTTGTTAATAGGGGATATTTCTTACTTTAGGAACAAAAAAAGTAACTGCCAAAGACAGTTACTTCACGGTGTGCGCTAGGCACTCAGTTCTATTAGCAAACCAAAGATAAGCTAACAAAGTGGGAGATAATCCCTCAGTAACTGTATTATACCATATTATGTTTCGATAATGCAACCATCAACTTGTAAAATTTCCAATAATTAGTTTGTCAATTTTATCTAGTGTTTCGTTCGATACGCTAATTTTTCCCACCGGATCAAATTGATTGATTCTAATGATTCGGTCTTTACTTATAGTCCGTATATCTAAGCATTTTGCATAGGATATTTTATTGAATCTAAAGTATGTGTCTATTACAATGTTCAGTTCATCAATTTCTTTTGATAAATTTTCTACATGTGCATCAAAGGTTTCTGACAACATATATCGATAGTGTTCAACGTATGAATCACCATCTAAAGAATAAGTTGTGATTCTTTCTTTCTTTTCTTCGTCAGTAAGATTATCTTTTACTTCATGTAATGCTAAGGTTTTTCTGGCTAATTCAAGTTCTATTAAACTTCTTCTAAGAAATTCAGACGATTTTTGGGAAATCAATCCATCCAATTCTACAGAAAATTTATTTGATTTTGAACTAACTGGGACAACTGTAAGTACTCCATTTTTAGCCGTATCCTTTTTGTTAAGGACTATTGCGAAGTGATTTCCACTAAGTTCATTCCCTACATTTATCCCGAAGTCAACAAAAACGAGTGCCCCACGTTTATATATTTTATGGTTCTTATTTGGCTTTATTACTTCTTTTTCAAAGTAACTGGATTCTGATAATACCCACTGTGGAAGATGTCTAAACTTCCTATTTTTTGAACGTGATACAAATCTGAACTTTCTAGCGGCTTTATTGATTTTGCTATCTATGCTCATGTTTCTTTCCTTTACACCTCCACTAATATTCCTTTTTAAACAATATTAGCCAAATTATAAAATTCATCTTTAACCATTATCTCATCAGCGATGGTTTTAAGTTTGTATTTTTGCATAAATGTAAGATAGTTAAAATGTTCTTTTTTATTTTTTCATTATTGACAAAAACATCATTTTGTCAATAATTATTTTAATTTTGCACTTTATTATTGACAAAAAGAGTATTTTGTCAATAATTATCTCTCCACCGGCATAAAATTACCAACCACTTTTCCGATAATGCGTGGTTCTTCTTCCCACTTGGCAAACTTATCATCGTATTTGTCATTGATAGAGACGAGCCTTAGGCCGTCTTTTTCTTTATATACTTTCTTGATGTAAGATTGCCCATCCCAGTCGACGGCATAGATAGCACCGTCGTAGTCCCAGCCGGTATCTTTGATAAGGGCAACAGAACCGTCAAGGTATTTGGGCTCCATTGAATCGCCATAGACCCAAGAAGCAAAGTCGTGGTCAATATCTTTATTAAAAAATACAACATCATAGTTGCGGTCTTCCATGTAGTTGTAGCCGTTACCTGCAGCTAACTTCTCGAATACATGATATTCGGTTAGTTCCTCATGAACGTCATTCTGGGCTCTGTTTTGCTCGTCTAGCTGCGTTTTAGCAGTGTCTAGTACAATTACTCTACGGGGTTCTTCTAGCTTCTCTACGGTATCAGAAATAGCTCTGGCAGTGTCTGAGATGGGTAGAGAAGCAGAATAAGCAGGAAAAGCGAAACGCGGATCAATATCAGACTTTAACAAACCGAAATAATCGGCGATTTTTTGAATGTTTCCTGGAATAGGTAAGGTATTTCCTTTCATGTAGTCATTAAAAGTACTTCTAGGGATATTGAGCGCATCCGCAACTTGTGATTGCTTTAAATTTCTATCAGACAGGATTCTCTGAAGATTATCAGATACAACTTTCATTGCTTCTATTTCATGTGGAGTCAATTTTCCTCTTCCTCTAGCCATATTGCACTCCTTTCTTTTTTTATCTTCTTACTATATAATACCGTTTTAAATCGTAAATGTAAATAAAAAAAATATAAAAAATCCGATTTTTTTCGTAAAAACACTTGACATCCGTATTAAATCGGATTATAATATAATCAAGGTCAAGGAAATGACCAAATAAAACGAAAGGAGAACGCAATGAAACAAAAAAAGAAAAAGCCTAGTAGAGAAGTAAAAATCACATTGATAATAGCAGTTATCAACTTGATTATTGCTTTACTAAATCTACTAAGCAAAATCTTAGAATAATTGGATGGGGCGAAAAGCCCTAACCAATTATAGTTTCATTGTAGCAAAAGGTAGATCGATATGCAAGGTAAATCAAAACTTATCTTTTGGATTATTGTCATCCTAACGATTATTTTACAGGTCATTACCTTAGTCAAAATTTTTTGGTAGAAAGGAGGTAAAGAAGTGGAAAATGTTGAAATTGTTGAATTAATAAAAGTTACATTCAAACGAGGGAAAGGAACAGAAGACGACCCGATTAGAGTTGTAAGTCAGTATTGGGACAAAGAAAATGTATTAATCTTTGAGAAAGATTAATTGTCCCTTCTTTCAATAGAATTCCGGTAGGATTCCGGTAATAGGTTATATATGTCTAAAATTTTTTTAGGCTGGGTAATTCGATTATCTACAATCAAGTTGATAAAGCTTAACAATGATAAAGCTAACTCCTTGTTATCTTTTATATCTATTTGCCCTGGATGTACAGCGTTATTCCCTATTACTCTAACACTGTCTAGCATTTGTTGAATTTCTATTGGCATTCCTTTAGAGACAAGATTTCCAATTTGGGTATTTAAATCTTTTCCTTGTGCGTTTAAATGATCAACAAGCTTTTCAATAGCTAGGCGGGATAGAGCGGCAGAAGCTCTAGGTGATATATTCAGAACCTCGCCGGCTTCGATATAGATTTCTTTCACATCATCAGGCATATCGTTATTAGGTTTAGGTATTCCTTCGGTAACATTTGGGAAAATTAACGTCAATGATGTATCGCTCTTATTTAACGTGAGTGTAGGGTTATACGTTATTGGGATTTCATTTGTTATCCAAATAGAAAATTGATTACAAGCCTGACATTGTGCAATTATAATAAATTTGATAGATTCATTGTAATCTCCATTGATGTCAATAGGTTCATAATTCCATAAATGGGAGGAAAATCCTGAACATACAGGGCATTGAAAGGCTTTTGAATTGCCTGCGAACCCACCACCTAGACTTAATTTAGAAAGATCAAATGACATATTATTTCTCCAATCGTTTTTATTACATTATACCATGGAAAGGGGGTGAGGAGATGACAGACGAAGAAATCTTGCAAAAAGAAAATGAAGACTTGCGTGAGGAATGCCGTCTCTTGACTAAAATGTTAGAAGACGAACGGCGTTTCTTTGTAGAAACGCTGCGTCATTCGGCAATTAAGGAATATCAACAAGTGGTCGCTATAAATAGAGAACATAAAAAAGAGCTGCAAAGAGCAACTCAAGCCATCAACTAGTGTGATAAGTAGGCATACAATGGGCACAACCATCAAACTTTTTATAAGGGTATTTTGTTCTAGCAGTTTCCATAGCTTGGTAATCATATTCAAAATATCCCAAATAAGTTCGATTCAGTGGAGATGGTAAGAAGGAACAGCTTCCTTTATGAACTTCATGGTTGCCGTGAATATCTGTCTTATCGTTGAAGTAGTAAAATTCCATAAATATCTCCTTTCGTTTAAATTTGAATAAAAGAGTGTAAAGGTTTTATTCATAAAACAATTATATCAAAATATAAAAGAAAGCGCAATATATAGTGTTATCGATATACTAAAATACAATATATTGTGTAAAAGGAGTAAAAGAAATGTGGAAAAAATTAAAGCATTTGTTGGTTGAAAAAGGAATGACTCAAAAGGAACTGGCTGAAAAAGCAAAGATCAGTCCAAACACGATTCAAAACATAAGAAATGAAAGAATCTCATTTAAAAACATGCAAAAAATCGCTGATGCATTAGATGTCAGTCTAGATGAATTTAGATAAGGAGGTGAGAAGTGTGCAGAAAATGACATTACGAGCACTGCGAACGAATTATGATTTAACAGCTAAAGAAGCAGCTGATAAAATTGGAATACATCCTCAAACGTTATTGAAATATGAACATGATAGTTCTAGAATTCCAATGGATTTATTGCTTAAATTAGCTGCTCTATACAAAATTGATTCTAATTTTATTTTTTTGGGATCAAAATCCGATTTAAAACAGATTTAAAGAAAGGAGCGGGTATGAAAAAAGAAAACACAATTACTCTAGACGAAGTTGTTGCACAGTTTTTGACAAATGTCATAAAAGAAGCAGATAAAAAAGACCCTGCGGCTGTTGCGGCAGTCGCAGAGTTGATAAAAAGCTGTACGCGATTTTTATCAATAACGTATTGGCGAGTTTAGATTAAAAAAACTTTTCTGATTTGTCCCATTAAAAAATAATTTTTGAATATCTCTTATGATGAGATTAGAAAGGAGTAGGGAGATGGAATTAAATAAAGTAAATGTAATTGTCAAAATAGCTAATGCAGATGAATTTCGTTCGTTGGTCGAGAAATTCAATCAAAAAGCTCGAGAGCTAAATGAAGTAGCTAATGAACTGGAATTATTCCACTTTGAAGGTGAAATCGAAAGTCAGGCTATGTCAAGCAATGCCGACAAGTTCGGTTTATTTGATTCTTCCACTCGATATGACGCAGAAAATGATTGATAGGAAAAAGAAAAATGAGACCAAAGCGATATCCGTATAGTGGAAAACAAAAACGCTCTATCGCGCAAGCGATGAAAGCGTTGGAATTAGCTCAATCATTGTTTTGGGACGCAATAAGCAGTCGCAAAAAGTCGTCTGAGATTGAACTTAACAAAGCTATTTCTCGTATCGAGAAATGCTCTGCGCAAGCTGCCGATTTAGACATTCGAGTTCATCAATACGAGCATTCAGAAGTTTAATTTGTTCATTGGTAAATGTATTTTCTAAATCTTTAGCTTGTGCGTCTAATAAGATGTTGATTATATTGATGACAATTCCAGAGTCGCCGGAAATTGTTTCTCGCAAAGTGTCAAACATCTCATTTTTAAATTCATCAAAATTTTTACTCATAATAATCACCTCCTTTCGAGGTAATTATAGCACAAAAAAGCCACTCGCAAGTGAGTGGCACAACAAAAATAACTACTTAGATTATAACACAAAAGACAAGAAAGGGGAAGTATGCAAGAGATAACATTATCAAATAATTTGAATGTTTTAGCCTCTGAAATCGTCGGATTCAAACGATTAGCAGGGCAATCAATCTTTGAAATCGGATCAAGGTTAAAACACGTAAAAGAACACGATTTGACACACGGACAATTCGAAAGCTGGTTGAAGTCAATAAATATTGAACCAAGTAGCGCCAGAAAGATGATAACAATAGCTGAAGAGCTAATCTCAAATCGTTCAACGTTGAACGATTTAGGAATGTCGGCTCTTTACCTAATAGCCACCTTGCCAGACGAAGCCCAGCAAGAACAAATTGAACGGATCGAGCAAGGAGAAACCCCAACAGTTCGGGAACTGCAAGAGGTTCGTAGGCAACTCAATCTCGCTAGAGCAGCTAACGAAAACTTGCGAGAAAAGAACGAGCGTTTGGCAGAACAGGCTTTGAAAGGGCTTGAAAAGAAAATAGTTACTAAAGAGATTGTAAAAGAAGTTTTTCCTGCCGATTACAACGAAGCTATCGGGTCGAATCTAGACTTGATGGAGAGAAACAAAGAGCTTGTCGACAGATTAGATTCTGTAGAGCGAAGCTTGAAAATGAAAGAAGCTGCTTATCGACTGTTAGAGCAAGAGACATCGGAAGCGATAGCTTTGAAAGATTCGCTTGAACATCTAAAAGCTGATAAGCAGAAATTAGAAGCTAGCGTTTCTAATGTGTTTGAACTAAGTAATCTAGCGACAGAATTTGAAACATTTTTTGATGAAAAGATGGCTCCGCTTCGATTTAAAGCGCTTATCCAAGGCGCTGGAAAAGAAATCCAAATTGACAAAATCAGACAATTGTTGACGCTGACAGAAAACTGGCTGTCTGAAATGAATAAGATTGTCCCTGAAAAAGGGCGCACGATTGTAGAAGGAGAAATAGTAAATGAATAATACAGACGCACTCATGGAAACCGTAAAAATGCAAGGCGAGCAAGCAGTTCAGCTTGTAAACCAAAACGAAACCTTGCAGGAAATCTTAAAAGAGATGACAGGACTAAAAGAAGAAATGGATAAAACAGCAGCGACTACCAAGCGACGACTTGGAGAGGTTGAAGACCTAGTATCAGAAATCGACAAGCGAGTACATATTGACGACGCAGAAGCTAGCGAGATTAAAAGCATTATTGGACGTCAAGCACACGCATTCGCTAAGGAATATTTCAGGCAAGCAGGAGTTACACCAAGCGACAATCTGTTTGCGTCTAAAAAAGGTCAGTTTATCCGCTTGCAGCACTCGCACTTGAAACATCATTTCAACGTAACGAAGTACACGCACATTAAGCATACAGACGCTACCAAGGCATTTAATTTCTTAAAATCTTTACAGTTCAGCGCATTCTCACTATTCGAAATTCGCGAGACACCGAAACAAAAAGAAATTATCGCGTTAGAAAACGGCGTAGCATAAAATCGAGAGAGGATTATATCATGAATGATCTAATGAATCAAATGTTAGATCAGTTTGAAGCTGGTCTGATGGATAGAGCATTAAAGGTCATGCACGTTGTGATAGACGAAAAACGGCGCTATCCTATGGAGTTAAATAAATCACAATGCTCTGAAATGCTGCTGGGCACGAAAGATACAGGCACATTTGATACACGCTTCAACTGCCACAAGGATTTTCCGCGAATTGAGGGAAAACGTGACAAGTTTCCTCGTGATGAAGTCATTGAGTGGTATCACAGAAATTGGATGAAGACAGGAGGATGAGCAATGCCAAATTGGGCAAAAGGAACCCTAGTATACAAAGGATGTTTTACAAAAAAAGAACTAGAAGATGCAGACTTCGGATGGGTGTTCGATTGCGAGGGGATTGAGATTGAGGAGGTGCAAGATGATACCAAAATTTAGAGGAAAATCAACAGCAGACGAAAATAATGGTGAGTGGGTGTATGGAAACTTGATAGTCGATGGTCGACAAGCATCCATTGTGAATGGAATTATAGAATCGACCGAGCAATACATATCAATTGGAGCATGGTGTCCTGTTGACGCCGAAACTGTAGGACAATCAACAGGTCTTAAAGACAAAAACGGCACAGAAATCTTTGAGGGAGATGTGGTAGTAACAAACGGCTGGGAACGACAAGTGGTTACATTTGGAACGCAGGAAGTTGAAGAGGATTTTGGTAGCGTAAGAATTTACAGAGGCTTCAATCTGTATCTTGGCGGTGGGTATCCGAACGCTGTTATGAGTACATTTGAAGTTATAGGCAACATCTACGAAAATCCGGAACTGATGGAGGGCAACGCATGACCCTAAAAGACAGAGTTGAAAACCTAGAAGCACTGCATACTGTCCAAAAACGCGGTCTGGCAAATACGCAGCTATGGCTTGTGTTTGTGAGTTTTATCATGTTCCTGCTTGTTAACGGAATGATAGCAGGCTATGGCAAACAACAGACGCAAATCAAAGACCTGCAAGCAGAGCTAGAGCGTGTGACAAATGAGCAAAAGGACGTCAATCAGCGACAAGATGTGATGATTAACAAGTTTAATCAGATGTACTACGAGTACCAGCATAAAAAAATAACGGGTAAGGATAACTTTCCGGGAGGATAAAATGAGTGAAATTTTAGGAGCAGTATTAACGCTTGTGCTAGTCTTCTTCCTTGGTGCATTTATCAACCACTTGGATTGGCGCAAGGAGCAGAAGAAATTAGAGCGGCAAGCAAAAGAAGATGAACGCATAGAACTTGAAGCTATGTATGTAGTCTGTGCAATCGAGCACGACCGCAGAGAGAGAATGCGGAAATTGGCAGAAGCGAGAAAGAAAAAAACGGGTTGGAATTATTAAAGAAAGGGTCAGATATGATAAATAACGTTGTACTTGTGGGTCGGATGACTCGAGATGCCGAACTTCGCTATACTCCGCAAAATCAGGCGGTCGCAACTTTTACTCTTGCTGTCAATCGCAACTTTAAAAATCAAAGTGGGGAGAGAGAAGCTGATTTTATTAATGTTGTGATTTGGCGCCAGCAGGCAGAAAATCTTGCAAATTGGGCTAAAAAGGGAACCTTAATCGGGATTACTGGTCGCATTCAGACGCGTACCTACGAAAATCAACAAGGCCAACATGTCTATGTGATGGAAGTTGTCGCGGATAATTTTCAAATACTTCAAAATCGGAATAAAGCTGCAAATGCGGATAGTCTATATGGGGAAGAACCGACTTAGTCAAAGAGAAGATAATGAAATTTTTAGATCTATTTGCCGGTATACAAACGAGCTGGCAACTCAGTCGCAGTCAATGTGGTTGCGGTGATAGCAAAGGTATTGAAATGAAATTAAAAATAAATAGACGAGATAGTTTTCAAAAAGATTATGAATATTGTTATGTCATTTTCTGTACATGTGATGGTGCAGATTGTTCAATTCAGATTTTTGATAATTTTATCCAGATTGATGATTTCGAGGAGTTTTCTTATTGGTTTGAACAACAAATCTATTATTTAACTGATGAACAGTTTGAAAAAATTAACGGTATTTGGCTTAGAATGATGGTTAAACACTACTATAGACGAGATGAATTAGCGTTTTAGAAAGGAAATTATGTATTACACGAAGACATCAAATGGGATTGAAGTTGCAAAGCGAGATATTATCGATGATTTAAAAGATGTGATAAATCGTTATGAATTTTATCAAGATGAAGTTCGGCGCTGCTATCACGACATGGAAGAGTATGAAGCTAAAATTGATTTGCTTGAAACTCAAAAAATGGATCTTGTGGAAGCTTTAGCAAATAAAACATGGCAAGATATACGACATACTGCGTTTCGGCGTAGACAGGCTAGAAAGTGGCATGCACATTAGAAAGAGGTTAAGATGTCAGAAATAAAATGGATTAAAATCACGACAGATATTTTCGATGACGAGAAAATCAGGTTGATTGATGCGCTGCCTGAGCATGATGCTATTTTGGTGATCTGGTTTAAGATTTTGACTTTGGCTGGTCGACAAGGCGGGAATGGCTTGCTGATGATGAACAATAAAGTTCATTATACAGACGAAATGCTAGCAGCTATTTTCAACCGTCCAATAACTACAATTAGGCTGGCTTTACAGACTTTTGAACAATTTGGCATGATTGAAATCATAAATGGCATTATTTCTTTACCGAATTGGGAAAAGCATCAAAATGTTGATGGGATGGAGAAAGCAAAAGAGCAGACTAGAAAAAGAGTTGCTCGTTATAGAGAAAAACAAAAACAACTACTTGAAAATGGTAACGTTACATGTAACGTTACAGTAACGCCATGTAACGCAACAGATATAGATATAGAGATAGATACAGATAGAGAAAAAGATAAAGATAATATAGTAGTAATAGATAAGCAAAATTTTATTCAAGAAATTGAAGCAAATCTAGGTCGTGGCCTTGTGAAATTTGAATTTGACATGATAAATGACTATTTACTGAATCAAAAAGTCTCTACAGAACTATTTCTTGAAGCTGTGAAAATTGCAGTCGCAAATAATGTCAGAAAATTTAATTACATTGCACGGATTTTAGATAATTGGATTAATCAAGGCATTAGAACTCCTGAACAAGCTTATCAAGCACAGCGAGATTTCCAAGCGAAGAAAAATAATAAGGTTATGGTTAAAAATCAAAAAGCAGGAAATAATCCTGATTGGAGCAATCCTGATTATAAAAATGAAACTAGTCCAGAAAAACAAGCTGAACTTGAGAAACAGAAGCAAGAGCTACTAAAACGATTGGAGAAAAAAGATGGCAATAGCAAAAAAGTGTGATAGATGTGGTAAATTTCATGAGATCTATAACAAAAATGATAATTCCAGAAATATTAACTCACTTGTTACTGCAAACGCAGATGAGTATAACAAACGTTATCATCAAAAACTTATTAATTTATGTCCAAATTGTAAAGATAGTTTTTTTAATTGGCTGAAAAAGAGGTGAGCATATGCCTTTTTTCCCAGAAATTAATGAGGTGAAAACGAAAGAAAATGCAAGAAAGATTTTGCGTGGCTACCCTCGATGGCGAAGAGTAGCCAATGATAGAAACGGTCAGAGGGTGACAACTATCTATTCCTTTACACCACGAAATCCGAATTTCACTAACAATAGTCAAGTTGAAAAGCTGGCTATTAGAAAGGTTGATGCAGAAATTGAACTTGATGCAATTGAACAAGCTGTCAGTAATCTACACAATCCTTTCTATCGTAGAATCCTTTTTGAGAAATATTTAAAGAGTACGCCTGAAAAAGACTTCTCAATCTATCAGAATCTAGCTATTTCAGAAAGTTCTTATTATGATTTACTTGATAAAGCTCTAATAGCTTTTGCGGAAATCTATAGAAATGGTGAACAAGTCGCAATTTCTGGAGAAAATCCGGAGTAAATCCGGAGTGAAAAGCTGCTAAAAGATGATAAGATAGTAATATGAGAATTAATACGTAAGGCAGGCACTACCTGCCTTTTCTGCTAGTTTGGAGGTGATGTGTATGAGAAAAGTAGAGCCTATCAGAGATTTAGATGATATTGAGCGGATGAAAGTGTATTTGAAATCTAAGAGCGAGAGAAACTATGTCGTATTTATGTTCGGAATCTACTCTGGTCTACGCGTTAGCGATATCATACCTCTCAAAGTTAAAGATATAACCTCTAATCGAATAGAAATCAAAGAAATGAAGACCGGGAAGATTCGCAGGTTCCCAATCAATCCAGAGTTGCGAAAAGCAATCAATCAATACATCAAAGATAAGAACTTGCAAAGCTATGACTATCTCTTTCCAAGCAGAAAAAAGGTTAAGGCTGACGGAGTAAGAACGCAACATATCAGCAGAGTTGCTGTCTATCAATTTCTAAAAGAAGCAGGAAATTATATTGGATTGACGAATATTGGCACTCACACGATGAGAAAGACTTTCGGCTATCATCACTACAAGAAGAATAAGAATGTGGCTATCCTAATGCAGATATTTAATCATTCATCACCTGACATAACACTTGGTTATATTGGTTTTAGTCAAGATGAACTTGATGAAACCATACTCAATTTTAGTTATTAAGATACTCTATTTAACATATTGAAAAAATGTAAATTGAGTTTTAGAAAAATATAAGAGAGACTATGAGAGAGTAAGAATTGAATTAGATTAGTTGAAACTAACAGAATATAAGATATGTTAAATTCAGAGAGGGGAAAAGACATATTTTAAAAATGTATCAAGAGAGGTATTAGATATGGAAATGAGAGCTGATAGAAGTGGACCTCACCGAGTTGCTTTTGAAAAGAATAAAAAGATTATTCTTAAAACTAGAAATACTTGCGGGATTTGTGGGCAACCGGTTGATAAGAGCTTACGCTACCCACATCCACTAAGTCCAGTTATCGACCATGTAATTCCAGTTAACAAGAATGGACATCCTTCTGACATAGCTAACTTGCAATTGGCTCATTGGCAATGCAATAGACAGAAGTCTGATAAGTTATATGCAGAAGAACGAGCAGTAGGCTCGGTCGTAATTGGCAATCGTAATTTGCCACAAAGCATCAACTGGACGAGCTATAGAAGCTGAAAGTCCAAGACAGGGGGGTAACCCCCTACCCTTGGCAGGCGCAGCCCTTCACGCCGTCACTGTACATATTTTCTCGCGCCAAAATCGAAAGGAGTAGCAAATTTTGAGTTTGAAAGGTATGTCTTATCTCAGGAAAAAGCTCCTCAATTATAAATTGAGGGTTGATATGAGGTATAAGCAATATGCAATGAAATATAACGATATTTCTGTCGGAATTACGATTCCTGCAGAAGTTCGTATGAAATACCGTTCAGTTCTTGGTTGGGCTGCTAAAGGTGTTGATAGTCTTGCGGATAGATTAGTATTTAGGGAATTTGCTAATGACGATTTTGAGGCAAATGAAATCTTTAATCAAAACAACCCAGATGTTTTCTTTGATAGCGCTGTACTATCTGCTTTGATTGGTTCTTGTTGCTTCGTCTATATTTCACAGGGAGCGACAGAGATTCCAAGATTACAAGTAATTGAGGCAAGTAATGCGACTGGTGTTTTAGATCCGATTACAGGATTATTGGCAGAGGGATACGCTGTGTTACAGCGTGATGATTATGGAAATCCCTTGCTTGAAGCGTATTTTACAGAAGATATGACTTGGTATTATCCGAAAAATGAGAAGCCTTACAGCATTCATAATCCGGCTGGTGTTCCGTTGCTTGTGCCAGTGATACATCGACCCGATGCGGTGCGACCATTTGGGCGCAGTCGGATTACGCGGGCTGGTATGTACTATCAGCGGTATGCAAAACGGACGCTTGAACGTGCTGATGTCACTGCTGAATTTTATTCATACCCTCAGAAGTATATTTTGGGCATGGATCCGTCAGCGGATGCAATGGATAAATGGAAAGCGACTGTTTCTAGCCTGCTGCGAATTGATAAAGATGAGGATGGTGATAAACCAACCGTTGGGCAATTCACAACGTCAAGCATGACACCATTTACGGAACAGCTAAAGACAGCGGCAGCTGGATTTGCTGGTGAAATGGGGCTGACAATGGACGATTTGGGATTTGTCTCAGACAATCCGTCATCTGTTGAGGCTATCAAGGCTAGTCATGAAAATTTGCGATTGGCTGGTCGAAAGGCGCAGCGTAGTCTTGGCTCTGGATTGTTAAATGTAGCTTATGTGGCGGTTTGTTTGCGTGACGAATTTCATTATTTGCGCAGTCAATTTGTCAATACAAATATCAAGTGGGAACCGTTATTTGAAGCAGATGCAAGCACCTTGACAATGATTGGTGACGGAGCTATCAAGTTAAATCAAGCAATTCCTGGTTTTCTTGATGGTGAGGCTATTCGTGATTTGACAGGGGTCAAAGGCTCTGGAAATGTAGCGCCTGCGCTTCCTTCAGAGAAAGAGGCAGTAGATGGATAAAGACATTTTTCCAGAATTGATTAAATCCATTCAAGATGACTTTGAGCGTGCTTACGGTAAAAGTGAGGTTGTTAGAAAGTCTTTTGAGGCTTTAAAATCTAAAAAAGCGACTTACACGACTGTTAATGATTTTGCGATTGAGATAGGGGGAATTCTTTCAAAGGCTCTAGGAGCTTCTCTAAGCGCCGATAAGTTGCCAGACGGTAAATTGTATTACAATATTGCAAAACGCCTCTTAGAAGACACGTTAGGGCGGAATTATGGACTTGTGAGTAGTTATGCTAGTGATGTTCAGAAACAATTGAATGAACGCGCTAATATTCACCTCAAAACACAAATACCTGCATTGAATCAGGATAGAATTGATGGAATAGTCAATCGTGTTTCTTCTGAACAGGATTTTGATGATATTAAGTGGATTTTGCAAGAACCAATTGTTAATTTTACTCAAAGCATTGTGGATGATAGTATTGAGAAAAATGCAGAATTTCATCACAAGGCAGGATTGCAACCTGAAATTGTTAGAAAGTCAGTCGCTAAGTGCTGTGATTGGTGTCAAGAGGTTCAAGGTATCTATAAATATCCACGAGTTCCAAAAGATATTTATCGGAGACATCAACGCTGCCGTTGCATAGTTGATTATGACCCTAAAAATGGGAAAGTTCAGGATGTTTGGAGTAAAATATGGCGGAAACAAAAGGATAGTGATAAGATTAAAGAAAGGAAAGGGTTAAACAAAAAAGAGAATATCAGCGTTGTTAGAAAAAGCGCGTTGCAACATGGAATTAAAGTTAATCCTATCAAGAGATCTAAAGTAAAAAAGACTGAAGAAGCAATTATTAAAGCTGTTGGAGGGGGAGACCAGACAAAGGGGTCTTGCTCTTCTCTTGCGCTGGCCTATATTGGCAATAAAGCAGGTTTCGATGTTTTGGATTATCGTGATGGAAAAAGCAGAACTTTTTTTGCAAGCATGCTAAACATCAAAAACATTAGTGAGTTACCGAATGTTCATTCGCATGTTGTTGCAGATACAAACGACTTTACTGCTGTTAAAAAATTAATTGGTCAAATGCAAGATGACAAAGAATATTATTTAGCAACAGGAAAGCATGCGGCAATTGTACGAAAAAAAGAGGGGCGGTTCCAATACTTGGAATTGCAAGCTCCTTTTGAAGGTAACGGGTTTAAACCTATAACCAATGCAGTTTTAAAAGAGCGCTTTGGTTGTCAACGTTCTCATTCAGTGTATGGACAAAAATTACAAGTTCCGAATGTATTAATAGATTCTGATAGTTTAGGAGAAAATGAAGAATTTCAAAAGATTCTAGGATTTATTAATACTAAGAAAGGTCAGCAAAATAAAGGAGATAAGGGCTATGTCAAATAACGATGATTTTTTAGAAGAACTATCTGAATTAGCTAATCAAGAAGATGACAGAATATGGTCTGAATCTCATTTAGATGGTTATAGTGACTTTTATAAAGAAAATGAAGCTTCGAAAGTTTGGTGGATTGATAAACTAGATGTTATAGGTGAGCATTTGTTTAGTTTTGACCAGAAAAAAATCTACAACTTGTTTGTGGACTATCCACATAATATGATGGACAAGGAAGTTGAAATTTTTGATAAAGAAAATCCGTATTGGAAAGAATTTTTATCAAATAGAAAAAAATAATCAGAATGGCGCTCGAAAGGGTGCTTTTCTTGTGCACAAGATTAGGAGGTGATCCGATATCTCCCAGCGACAGGGTTATCATGCAATGACGATTGAAAGGAAAGGTTATGGCTAGGACTAAGAAAAAGCTTGGCAATCAGAATCCTACTCAATCGGTAATTCTTCCATATACTAAGAAGAAATCATTATATAAAGAGGCTATTGATATTTATGAGCGGACTGGGCTTTCTAGTTATCCGTGGCAGCAGAATTTATTAAAGGCTATTATGGCTGTTGATAAGACTGGGGTATGGGTACATCAGAAGTTTGGTTATTCTATTCCTCGACGAAATGGGAAGAGTGAAATTCTTTATATTCTTGAATTGTGGGGACTTGAACATGGTTTGAACATGCTTCATACTGCTCACAGAATTAGCACGTCTCATTCTTCATTTGAAAAAGTGAAGCGATATTTGGAAAAAATGGGTTATGAGGACGGCGAGGATTTCAACTCCATTCGTGCGAAGGGTCAAGAGCGTATTGAGCTTTATAAAAGTGGTGGAGTGGTTCAATTCCGTACTAGAACCTCAAATGGTGGTCTTGGTGAAGGTTTTGACTTGCTTATCATTGATGAAGCACAGGAGTACACAACGGAGCAGGAATCAGCACTTAAGTACACGGTGACTGATAGTGATAATCCAATGACTATCATGTGTGGTACTCCTCCGACACCAGTATCAAGTGGGACGGTATTTACAAAATATCGTGAAGCTTGTTTATTTGGTAAAGGAAAATATTCTGGTTGGGCTGAATGGTCCGTAAATGAGGAAAAAGAGATTGATGATGTTGAGGCTTGGTACAACTCCAACCCCTCAATGGGATTCCACTTAAACGAGCGGAAGATAGAGGCTGAACTTGGCGAGGATAAACTTGACCATAATGTTCAGCGGTTGGGTTTTTGGCCGACCTATAATCAAAAATCAGCTATTTCTGAAACAGAATGGAATGCGCTTGAAGTTGAGGAAATACCTAAATTATCAGGGCGCTTATTTGTTGGTATCAAGTATGGACAAGACGGTACGAACGTATCAATGAGTATTGCTGTGCGAACTGCGGATAAGCGAATCTTTATTGAGACAATTGACTGTCAATCTGTGAGAAACGGCAATCATTGGATTGTTGCTTTTCTGAAACAGGCGGATGTGTCGCAAATTGTGGTTGATGGTGCAAGTGGGCAGAAAGTTTTAGATGATGAGTTAAAAGACTATAAGATTAAAAATGTCATCTTGCCAACAGTCAAAGAAATCATCACTGCTAATTCACTGTGGGAACAGGGGATTTATCAGCATACTATCTGTCATAATGGTCAGCCATCTCTTGCTAAAGTTGCAACAAACTGCGATAAGCGGAATATTGGCTCAAATGGTGGTTTTGGTTATAGGTCTCATTTTAGTGATATGGATATTAGTCTTATGGATAGTGCTTTGCTTGCGCACTGGGCTTGTGTAACAACCAAGCCTAAGAAAAAGCAAAAAATTAGTTATTAGAGGAGCTGCTAAAAAGCGGCTTTTTTAATGCTCAAAAAAATTACCGAACTGCCGGGGAAGCAGGAGAAAGGAGACATAAGAATGTCAGAATTTAAAGCAATTACTACACAAGAAGAATTTGATGCAGCTATCAAGTCGCGTTTGGTTCGTGAAAAAGAGAAGTATTCTGATTATGACCAGCTGAAATCTCGTGTAGCAGAATTGGAAACTGAAAACGGGGGCTTGAAATCATCTATTGAGGCTTCTAATCAATCAAAAGCAGAGGCAGATAAGCAAGTTGCAGATTTGCAATCACAAATTGCAGGTTTTGAAACAGAAAAGCTGCGAACTCGTGTAGCGCTGGAGCATGGTTTGCCACTTGATTTAGCCGCTCGACTTCAAGGAGACGACGAAGAAGCACTCAAGGCAGATGCAGAAAAATTGGCGGGTTTTATGAAAATTAAAGAGCCAGTACCACCGTTAAAAGATAATGAGCCTAATTTAGGCAATGATGAAGATGCAGCATTGAGAGGAATGCTGCGAAATATGAGAGGAGAATAATTATATGACAACATTGCAATCAGGGGATCTGTTCCCTGTACAAACAGTACAAGATATTTTTAGTAAAGTAAAAGGGCATTCAACCCTTGCGAAACTTACCACACAAGAACCTATTCCATTTACTGGTACAGAAACATTTGTATTCAACCTTGAAGGAAACGCTGAAATTGTAGGTGAAGGAAATCCTTCAAGTGCTGGAAATGCAACTATGAAACCAAAAGTGATCAAACCAGTTTTAATTACTTATCAAGCACGGGTTTCGGAAGAATTTGTACATTGTTCAGAAGAAAAACAATTATCATATCTTAAATCATTTATTGATGGTTTGGCTAAGAAAGTGGCACAAGCAATTGATATCGCTTCATTCCACGGACTAGAACCAAAATCAATGACAGATGCTTCTTTTAAAGCTACAAACTCATTTGATGGTTTAATTACAGGAAATGTAGTAACTTTTGAAACGGATAAAATTGATGAAAATATTGATGCTGCTGTTGCGACTATTACAGCAAATGATTGTGAAGTGAACGGAATTGCGTTATCTCCAGCAGCAGGAGCGGCACTTGGTAAAATTAAAGTAAACGGGGTAATTCAATATCCTGAATATCGTTTTGGTCAAAATCCAGATTCATTTTACGGAATGAAGTCTGATGTTAATAAAACATTGACAACTGTTGCAAGTACAGCTAAAAAAGATCATGTTATCGTGGGAGATTTTGAAAATGCGGTGAAGTGGGGATATGCAGAAAATATTCCGCTTGAAATTATTGAATACGGCGACCCTGACGGAGCAGGTCGAGATTTGAAACGTTATCGAGAAGTATGCTTGCGTACAGAAGTATATGCTGGTTGGGGAATTCTTGATGAGCAAGCATTTGCTCGTGTGGAGGCTTAATATGGAATATATTAATAAAGAAACTCTTGCAAGTATTGAAACAGACTGCGAACTTGGCGGGGATTGGGTCCCCGCTTCGGAGCTTAAAGAGGACTATAAGCTGACTGTTCCTGAAATCAAGTCTAAACTTGATGAACTTGGAATTGAATACGATAGCAAAGCAGTGAAAGCAGACTTGATTGCCTTATTAGAACAACACGAAGGGTAAGAGATATGAAGAACTTTGCAACAGTAGATGAGCTGCAGGAATTGTGGCGACCTTTAAAGCTTGATGAACAAAAACGAGCTGAGGCACTGTTGAAAGTTGTCTCTGCTTCGTTGCGTGTTGAAGCTGAAAAGGTTGGTAAAGACTTAGACAAATTGTTTGTAGCCAATGAATCGTACGCCTGTGTTGTTAAGTCTGTGGTAGTGG